TGACTTCCGGGTCTTTTGCAAGCTGCGACCCCTTTGACCGCGCGGATTTCTCCGAGTAGCCCGCCTTTACTGCCGCATCTTTCTGAGACATGCCGGACATCAGCGCCACCGCGAATTTTCGCTTCTGCGCTGTTAACATGTTTATACCCTCCAGAAGGGGATTTTTTCTCTGCGTGAGGGAGGGGGCGGTGTACAGGGTGATCGGCCTTTTTTTTGAGCCCTCCCCCCCCCGGTAATGAGAATCACTATCATTACAAATGAAATAGTTTCAAATGCAACCAATTATTCAGTTAAATGATAATCATTTTCATTTGATTCAAAATATGACTGTTCCCTGTCCGTCAGCCCCTTCGGGCACGGCATGTTTCAGGGCTTCATCATCCGGACCGGCCGTGGCTGCTTCGCGCGCTGACTTCCCGGCGTGGCATTCCTTACAGAGCGTCCAGAGGTTGCGCTCAGTGTTGTCGCCGCCGAACTGTAGCGCGATGCGGTGGTCAAGCTCGCTGTCATGCAGATCAACAGCGCGTGCGCACATACAGCAATGCCCTCCGTCGCGCACCCACAGCCGGCGCTTAAGCCCCACACGCACACTGCCACTGATACGCCGCTGCTCACCGTAAACGGGTTTGATGCGTCGGGTATCGATGACCTTAAGCCGTGGTTTAAGGGTCGTCATCTTAGCCATGTATCCTCCATGCACGTCGCCGCTCGTGGCGGGGCTGACGATCGGGATGCTTCTCAACGGGATCACCGTCCGCATGGTCCACCAGTGAGCAGCAGGGATAAACAACCGGGCCGCCGCAGGCATCACCCACTGCGAAGTCAGCGGGCTTACCCGCGTCCCAGCGTGACAGCAGGTCAGGTAACAGTGCCGGCGGCACGCTGTAGCAGACAGCATGCATGAGGCGCTGCATAGTGATGTGATCGGCACGAATGCGGTCAGCAGCAATGAGCTTTGTCGCTATCTCAAGCTGGTACTGCGGCGGGCGGCCGGTGCCAAGGTAGAACGAGCAGAGCTGATCAGGAAAACATTCCAGCCAGTCAGCCACCTTTTCCTTAAACCCCGCAACCGGCAGCGCATCATCTTCCAGAACGACCACACGGCATGCCTGCTCACCAGCCCACACCAGCGCGCGGCGGTGATTCCAGTTGGCACCCCTGTCGTGCTCGTCAACCAGCAGGTGAGTGCCAAGAGAGTCAGCCAGCCTTTCGGCCTGCTCTCGCCGGGCATGATGCCCCACAACAACGAACCTGATTTCGCTCATGACTGACCTGTACGCTTACATTAAAAAAGGCCGCGCAGCGGCGGCCTCAGGAGAGGTGAGCATTCAGCCTGAGACGGCTTATCGTCTCTCTTCTCCCTGGCGGGTGGCGCTTAACGCAGAACGTCCAGCTGAATGCTCAGATACATTATTACTTACTGGTGCTATTTATGCTGCCACCAGGCGAACTCCTTACCGGTGCCGCCTGATTTGAAAACAGTATGAACCTGCGGGCCAGTCACGACGCGATCGCCAAAGCGTTTAGCCACAATGCCAAAAGCCAGCATATCGCCGACCGCTGCTGGTGCTTTCTCTGTCTTCCAGAAGCGGTGACACTCCAGCAGGTAATAGAGCCGCACTATGCCATGCGCAACCGCCATTACGTCAGCGCGCAGTCCGCCAAGCAATCCGGCATTCAGCATCAGATCATCGCGATGCTCATCGAGGAAGGCCTGATAGATGCGCTCCGGGTGGTGCTGGCGTGCCCACGCATCGGCATATGTTTTTGGTTCAGAGCCGACATACACCTTGCCAGGCACCATATCTGCCCACGGCTCCCGGAGCATTTCGACATCGGTACCGTCAGTACACCAGACCAGGTGATATTCAGGGTGATCGCGCAGATGCTGCCAGATATGGAGCCAGCGCCGGAAGTAAACGTTCATCTTCACGGCGGGAACGCGACACAGTTCAACATCTGCCGGTGTGTTCGCCAGCTCATCAGCCAGCACAACCCGTTTGCAACCGCGCAAGGATGCAGCCCACTTTGCCAGCAGGTCAGGTGAGGCAGTAATTCTGGTACCGCGCTGCGGGTCAGGCTCACTGGTCAGCAGCGTGGTGATTACCACATTGCGCTGCGGGCGATACGGGGCGTGGCCGGTATAACCGGTGTCCCGCCGCTCGTTATGAATCTTAACGTTGCGCTTAACCTGCTCTTCCCGATCCGGACGTGGTACCGAACGCTCCACCTGTTCATGCTCATCGAGGGAGTGAATCAGCTTTTCAGAGCCGACCACATCAGCGAACGCCCACGACGTCAGCCCGGCATTGTGGATGCGCAGGGCGAGATCGCTGTGCTCGTACATGCCGCGACCGTAAATGGGATCGAAGCCGCCGACACGTTCAATCGCGCTGCGGTGGTAGTAGAGCATGACGCCGCGCTGGCCGGTGTAGGCGATATGCTGATCGTCGCGATACAGCACCGCGATATCGTTAAGCTTGCGCGCGCCAGCCAGATCGAGAAACTGATAAGCCAGATGTGGCTCGGTTGATTCGATGTAAGGCAGCCACCATCCATCAGCGATCGGCCAGGCGTCATCGTCCCACAGGAAGAGATGCTCACACCCAGCAGCACAAAGCGCGGCAAGGCTGGCGTTCTTCGATGCCACAATGCCCAGAGATTTTTCGTGCTGGATTAACTTCACACTGTCGGGCACTACCGCTGGTGGCTGTGAACCGTCATCAACGACAACCACCATCGCGCCGGCAGGCAAATACCGGAGCTGGTGCTCCAGCGCCTGGCTGAGTACGCCAGCGCGATTATGCGTTGAAATGGCTATGCCGATACGGCTGGTGGCCGGTTTGCAAACAGGCGTGTACGGGACACCATCGATAGTGACCTGCATAAAGCTTCCTTTTAGATGTGAGCCTGTCGCATGGGACAGCCGCCCGAGAAAGCAGCTTTCCCCAGGCTCAGGGCTGAAAGACTCTCGATTGTTTAGCGCATGCGAGGCGCAATAAAAAAGCCACCAGCGAATGCCAGTGGCTTTGTCTGTAAGTAAATAAAAACCGCCCGAAGGCGGCGTATTGGCAGTGTATTGAGCGATTATAGCCAGAGTAAAGCTATTGATTCGGCCTAGTATAGACCCCTGCGGCGTAATCCCTACCTAGACTGGCAAGCTTCAAGCTGGTTTCATCGTAGTCACGCTGTGCTTTGTCTCTTGCTTCTTGAGACATCGTTCTGTTTCTAATGCACTTTTTAAGCAACTTCAAATCACGCTTATACTTTCCTTTAATACTAGCCATCTCTGGGGGCTCGACAAAACGGTTATAGCACCACACCAGTACCAAGCTTATTGCCGGGCACATGTAAGGAATGACTTGAGTGTAGCCTTGCCTGTATTGCTCAGGTAAAAACTCACCACAGTGTGTCAAAAAAGCCAGAAGAGTAGTAGTTACACCCGTTCCAACGCCTACTCCAGCCTCTGGAAGTGACTTATCAGCCACGCTCAGCCTCCCTTATTTTTCTAAGCTGCTCTACAAGGGGTTCGGCGCTCTTAACATCAATTTGAACAGTGGATATCAGCCTATCGTTATGATACCGATTTAGCGTAACGAATCGCTCAGGAAAAAATGTATTACCAATCCAACACACGGCAGCATACCCAAAAACAGCACAGAATGCTGTAAAGGGTATCCAGCTGTATCCCAGTAGGATTTGGATTATGTGAGGCAGATCGGTAAACATATTTTCCTTAAACTAAGCGACGTTCTTCATCTGCAAAATGATGAAGAACTTGCTCAATAGCATAAGTGGTTTTAATAGGACTATCAGGCTTTTCTATAGTCTTAATTCTGAGCATAACCCGGTATAGATCGCCTTTTACAAATGTTGCCTGATTATTGAGCACGCGCTCCATAAACGCCGTGTCTTCCATCTTCACCGCACGATCCTCGTCCAGGTATCTGATGCGCCATCCTGATGAGGATGTAAAGTTCACTTGCGTTAATGCAACCGTAGTATCAAGGCGCTCAGTGTGGTCGAATGTAAGAGATTTTTTAGGCAATGGTGCAAACTCAACATCATCGACTCCATCTAATCGTAAGACCTCTTCACCTTCAATCTCAACACGAAAAACAGGCGCATCTTTATTGATTAGTGGCTTAGTGATGATTTCATTGTAGGCCTCTCGAATCACTGAGTCAGTAGCAAGCAATGCTTCATCTTTACGACAGACTATATCTTCCTGCCTACCGCGATATTCTACTGTTATGACTGCTTCATCGCTATTGTCCCGAGTCTGAACATTAATGACTTTGCGGTTGCGAAGACGTTGAGTAACAGCTAGGGCACCACCACCAAGAAGACCAAGCGCTGGAAGTACCTCGCGAAAATTTTCATATGCATATAATGCAAACTCTACAGCAAAAGATCCTTCTTGGGCTGGCACTGTGACTTTGACATCAATGTCTGCTTCGTTTCGGTTTAGTAGCCGTCCTGCCTGCTTAACCATCAAGCCTACTTGCTGAATTGCCTGACCGAGAAAAATAGCATCCATTTTATGCTCAGAGAGTTCATTATCGTCAGCATCATAAAAAATACTGAAACGCTCGACCTCATGCAGTTCTCCATCACCACTCATGCAAACCCCAGAAATTTTAACGTAAGATAGGTGATGGAGATTATAACCATACTTTCTTTTAGGCAATATCCTATTGCGCTGTGTAGCCGCCCATCGGTTGGTTCTTTGATGTTTACGATGAGGTAAGTGCTTTAATCATCAGCACCAATCCTTCCTAAATAGCCTCGTGCAAAAAGTTACACAATAGAAGCCTCACAATCGAGGCGTACACGTCCATAAAACTTCTGGAGGTTACTATTGTGACTACGCACGAAAAAATCCTTTTTATTATCGCCTTGAGAAAACCCCTCTGCTACATGATTGAAACGCTATGCCTGGCATGTAATCTTTGGCTTCTTAAAAGATACGGCATTATCAAGCCCACCCGCAGATGAGCTTTGTAATGACTACTTCCTTTCTGTCTTCTTATCCCACTCTTCACGGAATTTGGTTGGGTTATCCGAACCTTGAACTGCCATGATTCCCTCACTTTAGACATTGTGTGTTGATGTATTCCTGCAGATAGCCGACCTGCTTTGTCACTGTTGTGATTCGTTCTCTAAGGGTGAAATAATCCCGTTGAGCGGCGTCAGTAAGTCTGGGGCTGGAAGCATCACCCATGCCGCCGGGGCCGGGCGCTCCGCTCGCTGGACATCTGGCGTTGAGCTGCAACCGGCGCTTGCCAGTAGAAACGTCACGCTCAAGCTGATCGATAGTGGCTTTAGCATCTGCCAGGGCTCCTGTGTATTTGGCATCAAGTGCAGCAACGTCGCGCTGGCGCACCTTCATATCGGCGATTGTGTTGTTAGCCAGCTTCAGGTTGTGGGTAGCTTCGTCACGCTGTCGCTTATAGTCGATAGCGTTATTGCGGTATTGGTTAATCGCCCAGGCGAGGGACAGAACACAGGCGAGCAGGAGCAGAGCGGCGACCGCTTTCCAGTTAGAGATCATCTTTGCTTTCCGCCAGGCACATTGAGCGCTCCATCTCACGCCGGTTCTGCAATCCTTTCCATTTCATGCCACCAGCGTAAACCCAGCGGCGCATTTCTTCGCATGCCCCTTCCTGATCGCCCCGGTTCAGCTTTTTCAGGAGGGTGGATTTGGAGAACGCATCGGAGCCGACGTTAAAGACGAAGCTGTAAAGTGCGCCACGCTGGTACTCGCTCAAGGGCACTTTCACCAGGTTGTCGACAGTGCGCTTTGCCGGCTGCAGGTCTTTCCACAGCAGACGATCGCATTCGCGGTCGGTGTAGGTCTTGCCCCTGATGATGTCGGTACCAGTGTGACCGTCGCAAACCGTCCATACGCCAGCTACGTCTTTGTAAGCTTCGTACTTTCGGCCTTCAACGCCGTCTTTGCCACCAATAAAAATGGTTGCTATCGCAAGCGCGCCAGCACCGGCAGCGCCGATCAGCTTTCTGCGAAGCGGAGTAGAAAAAGGCATCACTCCTCCTTAAAAGCTGATGGGTTGGGCCAGCGCCGGTAAGACTCAATCTGCGCCAGTGTGGTTTTGCGTTTGTAATACCAGTTGATGCCGAAAGTCAGAAGCGCCACAACAATGCCGGCAATAACGCCAACGGCACTCCATTCATCAGGGCTTAGCCTGGTCAGTACGCCATTGGCTACCGTCCCGGCTGATGCGCCATAGGCAGCGCCAGAAGCTAATTTGCTCATGTTGGACATTTCTCTCACCTCCGATTAAGTCGGGGTGCTGTGCGCCTGAAATAGTCTGACCAAAGGTTATGGAAATTAATACCTGAGAGAAAATACCAAGGTCAGAAATGAAAAAACCCCACATTTGCGAGGTTTTTAGTGATAAGCGTCGTGTCGTTGTGACAACTCTTATCACATTACTTGATTTATTGCGGACCGCGAGAGTATTTTTTAAATCTTTCTTACTTTTTGATTCGGAAGCTTATGGAAACCACCTTCGACACAAGAGATGAGTATCAACGAAAAACTATCGCAGAAAGACTCGAAAAGCTGCTGGATTCGAATGTAGATATTTCGCCAGTAGTAATAGATGGCTACTGGGGTACCGGAAAAACCGAGTTTAGCTTGAAGCTATGCCATTACCTTTCCCAACAGGAGGAGGAGAGACTTATAGTATATATTGATGCCTTTAAGGAGGATCATTGTGAGGATCCACTATTAAGCATTACTGCGGCTATAGCCAAAGCTCTTCCAGATGATGAGGAAAAAGATGAATTGATAAAAAAAGCAGTCCCGGCAATAAAATTTGGTGTTAAAACGGCTCTTAAAGCGGGAGCGGGATGGGTTTTACGTCAGAACACTGACCTTCTGGCAGAAGAATTTCAGCAAGTAATTAAAGAGACAAGCGATGCAGCTATTGACGGGACTATCGAAAGATTGATCTCTGAACACATGGAAGCTGAAAATAATATAAAAGCTCTAAATAATAAACTTAGAGAGCTTTCTAAAAAGAAAAAAATAATATTAGTTATTGACGAGCTAGACAGATGTCGCCCAACTTATGCCGTGGAACTTTTAGAAAAAGTCAAACATATTTTTGATGCACCAAATGTAAAATTTGTGCTTGTTGCTAACTTATCACAACTAAAAGCTGCAATTAATCATGTATATGGGTCGTCAGTTGATTCACAAAATTATCTAGATAAATTTATCAAATACACTATCAGATTACCCGAAACATTCAAACCAGATGGATTTAGCTCTTATCATACATCTCACGCTCATTGGAACAATCTAATAGAAGGAAGCGATCTTACTAAGCCAGTAAGAATGGCAATAAGCAAGATAGTAGAAGAAGTACTAGACATCAGATTTTTATCGCTACGTGAAATAGAAACCCTACATAGATACCTTGAAGTTTATCAAATAGTTAGCGGAATAGAGATAAATGAACAAAAGTTACACCCCTCTAATATTACAAGATTTATCGCCATTTATACTTATTGCTTTGGCGACAAATCAAAATTAAGAAACATCAACAGCAATGAAGCAATATTAGAAATAGCAAAAGTTCTGCACATCGATAAAATAACAATACCTAGGAATTATTATCACACAACCCCACATTACCAAGTGATTTTTTACGGATTAATCAAGGGTAACCAAACAAGTATATTAAAATTTATTAATTCAGATGATAATTCCTTATCTGACCTAGAGGACTTATCAAACAGGATAACTATAGATAATCTAGGCGACTTCAATTTTAAATCCACATTCCAAAACGCACTAGACAAATTATCACTATCCTTTTAAAACATACAGAGCCCTGAATAAGGGCTCTTTTATTTCACGCATCCATATTTAACTTCACACCAAGCATAGCTAGACAGCCATCAATAAACCCTTCAGCCATTTTCATTTCAGTTCGTATTATTTTTTCATCTTTCTTTTTTGCACGAGCTATGCTGCGCTTAGACATTCTATAAAGATAATGTGCAACTAATAGCGAATGCTCATATGGTTTTTTCTGTTTTAACCGGGCTAGACAACCTTCTATTACTAAAGCATCATCATCTGTACATGAAAGTCGAGACTGGGTTGATGCAGGTAGCAACCCCTTAAATCCTGCCGCGATAGGAGAATAGTCCACACCTGCACTATCTTTAGCTGCCCAAGCCCCCCACATTTCTAACACCTTTTGAATATCACGCATTTATCATCTCCACAATTTATGCCAGCGCGCCGATAGCCAGTGCGCGATCGATAAAACGAAACAGCAGTACCAACTGGCTGCCGTGCTTTTCTTCAAATGCCACGGTGTCAGCGTGCAACGCGTCGTGATGCGCTCTGCAAAGCGGGATCACAAACAGGTCGTGCGCCTTCGTACC